CTATACAATCCAGCGTGTACCTATTATGTACGGCGATCCTTCCGCTATGGTTGCACAACTTATCAAGGGTGCAAGTGAAAACACAATGTTGCCTGCACCAATGTTTTCCGTATGGATCGAAAACATCAAGATGAACGATAAGCGTAGACAAGACTCGCAGTTTGTTGGTAAAGTGTCTACAGTCGAAAGGCAATTCGATAATGAAACGCAATCATACAACAGTCAGCCGGGCATTCGATACGATGTTGATCGTTACATGCCGGTCCCGTATGACTTTACTTTCAAACTCGATGTGTGGACTACAAACACAACAACCAAATTGCAAATCTTCGAACAGATTGCGATGATTTTCAACAAGTCTATTCAGTTACAACAAAACTCAAACTTGTTAGACTGGACAAGCATTTTTGAAGTCTGGCTCGAGGATTACACCTGGACAAACAGAAATATTCCGCAGGGTACACCAGACGAACGCGATGTAATGAGTTTCAAATTCAAGATCGAAGGGTGGATCAATCCGCCAGCTAAGGTCAAGAAAAGCGGCCTCATTGCAGAAATTGTTACACAGGTTTACAACACATCTGACATTGCGGGAATAGCTGCATCCATTGATGCGGGTGAAGAATATGATCCGTTCTCATGTATCAACGACATTCCAATTCAGATTGTTACCACAGTAGGAAACTATAGTGTTGCGGTTGCTCGCGGAACAAATGGTTATGATACGATAACATTGTTGAACCCGGACGGTACTGTACTACCCACGGCAAGCTGGTTTAAGTTGATCCAAAAGTATGGGCAGATCACCCCTAATATCACGTCTATTAGGCTAAAACTAGACCCTGACCTAGACATCGACAGCTCTGACATTATCGGTACTATCGAACAAGACCCTAACCACGAAAATGTATTGTTCTTTACTCCAGACGTAGATACACTTCCGGCAAATACAATGTTGCCAATATCTGCAATTATTGATCCAACAGAAGTGTGGCCGGGGAATGGCTTGCCTGCTGCGTTTCCGGGGCAAAGATATCTGCTTGCATCCCATCTGGCAGTAAATGAAGAACCTGCTATCCCTCCGGGAGTACCTACCTCACCGTGGGGTTCTGGCCTAGTCGCTTACGCAAACGACATCATCGAATACAACGGGTCGGGGTGGTCTGTATCTTTTGACTCACAAAATTCTACTGGCAAAAATTATGTTATAAATAACTCAAATAGTTCTCAGTACACTTTCGATGGGGTCGACTGGACATATACCTATTACGGTACATATGCTCCGGGGTACTGGAGAATTGACAACATAGTGAAAGCTCCAGATGGAACCACAGTCAATAATTACGAATAAAACAGGTGTAGGCACAATCTTTGTGTCTACCCAAACCAAACGTGTTTTACTAAACCTTCGCGCACCCTACAAAACACATTCCCTTACATGGTCCCTTTGGGGAGGTATGATGGAGGAAAACGAACAGCCTAAGCCTGCTCTGTTAAGAGAGTTGGAAGAAGAAATAGGGTTTGTGCCGGATATCGAACGTATCTATCCGTTTGACGTCTACCAAAGCAAAGATAAGCATTTCAAATACTATAGCTTTGTTTGTATTGTCGAGGAAGAATTTGTGCCTGTCCTAAATAAGGAAAGTGCAGGATATTGTTGGGTGGACCTTGGGCAATGGCCTAAACCAATGCACCAAGGTGCAAAGATAAGTTTCTGTAATATTAAGGCTGTTGAAAAGATTAAGGTAATCTTAGGTCAACATTAACGACGGCGGACTTCGTATACAACTTCGAAGTCAGGGCAATCATAGAACATCTGCGGTGTCAAGTTCTTACGCTTATTGATTAGTGCTTCAAAGTTTGCGAAGTTTGTATCGTAGTCTGGATCGGCCTTCAGTGCTGTTCTAACAAGTTCAACACAACTTAATGCCTGATCATTTTTCAAATCAAACAAATTGTCATATGGCTTTCCAATTTCTGTTCTGGCCTTGTCAAGAACAAGTGTCCAGTCTTCAATGGCCATGTTCTTTGGCTTTAGCAGAACAACAGAATTGCAATCAAAAACTTTATCAAATGGTGTGTACTCAACACCTACACCAATTGCTTCAACAATTCTAAAATCTGAATCTTGTGTTACCTGATCTTCAGCATTCATAAATGCGTGTGACCAGTAGCTAAATTTGCCAGACAAAACAAAATTAGCAAATGCAATCATATATGTAGACATATGATTGTTTCTACGTGATAGCATCACATAGTAATTACCTACAAGTAATTTTCTAATATGATCCTGCTCATCAGCAGTTAACGTGTTTTTCGGTGCCCAATGGATCTTACCGATTTTCTCAATAACTGCTACCCAAATTTTTTGAAATATATTCATTTATCACTCTCCGTATACCATCGGCCAGCCCGACAAATAATCATATGTGCCGGGTGTAGCACTTGCTAACATTTCTTGTTTCTTTTGTTCGGCAATCGTAAATATAGAAATATCCGAGGCTGTTGCTGCCTGGAAAATCTGACTTGCAAGGGTAGGTGTCATCTCAACGAAACTACCGGACATTGTTTTCCACATAATACCTGTCGGCATATTTGTGCCAAACATAACAAGTGCAATTTGTTGAATACGGGATGTATCGTCCGAATGAAACCAATAATCTGTTCCGCTGACATTTACTTTATATCCACCGGAACTCTTCCTGCGATCCCTTTCGCCCTGAATTAGTAACCACATCGAGGTTTTTGTCTGTGATAAAATCCAGGCATCTAATGTGGCCTGATCTGGTATCGGATCACCGCCGGTACTGATTATATTGCTATAAATCGAGCCATCACCGATACAGTCACACTGAACTGCAGGATATCCTTCACCAATAGCTTGCATATATGTAATCGATAGTGACATTTATATTCCTATTATGTTGATTCAATTATGGTAAAGGCCGATTCTGTGGCGCCGCCGTAATTTACTGTGCCGCCGTTACCTATATTAATCGATGTTGTTCCCGGGGCGTCAGTGCCGACTCGAATCGTATAGGTTACTGCCGAGGCTGTGGCAGGCGTGTCATACACCTGAATAGATAATTGTTGCGGTCTGCCGGCAGTTGCAACATTTACGCCCAATACACCAATTAACGTTGTTCCCCTAAATACCGCCATACCTACATTATGATTATTGGTCGAAAAATCTACAGTAATCGAACAAAATAATAAAAATGTCGATGATGCAGAGCTCGGTGTGATAGTTATAGATGCGATCTGTGCTCCAGAGGAAATTGTAGGAATGACTGTAGACGACATCTGTGTTGTTGTCGTGGAAGTTAAAATAACAACCGATTTTACCTGATTCACAGTGTCGGCGGCACCGGAAATTGTTATGGAGCCAGAACCATTTGTGACAGAAATACCAGATCCGGCTGTTATTGTTGTACGAGTAAATCCTGTTCCATTACCTATATCGATCTGACCGTTTGCCGGTGTGGTTGCAAGTCCTGTGCCGCCATTACCAACTGCTAATGTGTCTGTAACGTGTGTGGTAAGTCCGATCTTTCCCCAGGACGGTGCAGTACCAACTCCACCTGAAATTAGTGCATTTCCTGTAGCAACATCAGCCAGTTTTCCAAGTGTAGTTGTTGAGTTTGCAAAAAGAAGATCACCAACCGCATAACTTGTCTGACCGGTGCCACCAAGTGTAGCAAGAACCGGAGATGTTAACGAAAATGTATTTCCAATAAGTGTCAGCCCGGTGCCGGCATTATAGGATGATGATCCTGAAAATTGATTCCATACTATGTTAGAAACACCAATCGTAATCGGCGCATTTGTAATTTGTACCCATCCAGTATTGTCGTTTGTTGTACCTTGATCAACAAATACCGAGGCTCCCTGAAGTTCGGCGCCAGTATCGGCATCTGTTGAACGAACTGGTGCGCCGGCTGACTGAACAATATATATTCCGTTTTCAGTCTGTGCTGCCTGGTTCTTAATAAGAATACGATCACCTGTCGCAAGCACCACACTGTCTACTGTCTGTCCATTAGCAAATGATGTGGCTAACGTTCCGGCAGCCGTAGTGGCTACTCGAACAGATTGTTTCCACGACAATCCGGCAACTGCCGAATCAACATAATTCTTGTTTGTTGCGTCTGTTCCTGATGTAGGAGTGGCCAGGCCGGTAACAATAAATGTACCACCCATATTTAGATTTCCGGTCATTGTATCACCGGCTTTATTTACAGGCGTGTATCCAAGAGCGGTAGTTATATCACCCGAGCCGACTGCCGAAGTGGCAGTAATTAACCCCTTTCCGTTAACCGTAATTTTTCTAAAGGTATCGGTCTGCGGTGAACCGTTGACCGTTGCAAGGGTTAATGCAGTGCCGGACGATGTTGCATCACCTGAAAGATTTGTTGCCGCTGTGGCAAGACCCTTTGCGTTGAATGTAGCGACGGCAAATTGTCCCACATTGGCATTCACTGTAGCAAGAGTTGCCGAAAATGTTCCGGTGCCAGATCCGGTAACATCACCTGTCAAGGTAATAGTTTGGTCGCCTGTATTTGTACCTGAAAGGTTAGATCCAGTAACTGTGCCTGTTGCTGCTACGGAAGTCGGAGTAATAGCACCGAGACCAAGTGTAATAGTTCCCGAACTGGTAACAGGTGAACCAGATATCGAAATTCCGTTGTTTCCGGCCACTGATACAGAAGTTATGGTTCCGGGATTAACAGTTGAAGTCCAGGAATTATTTGAAAATCCCTCAATCATTCCGAGATCAGTGTTATAACGAAGTGTCCCATTAACAGCCGAAACTGGTCTCTGTGCTGTTGTTCCAATTGATAACTCAATACCACCGGTTCCACCGATTGTTAATACATTGGTAGAATCAGGTGTAATCGTTTCCGTTGTAAAATCAAAATCCATTGGGTTTGGTCCCTTATTTCATAGTTATTGTATTTATCACCAATCACAAATAAAAAAGGTGTCCCGAAGAACACCTTTTTTACTATCTAAGAAAATCTTAGTTTGTTACTTCAGTTGTCTGAATTGTTGCAACCCAACGGATTGTTTTAGCATTCTGACCTGTTACATGAACACGAAGTGCGCCGGTTGATGTATCAACCGATACCGACGAATCCCACGGGTTATCAGTTTCACCAATAACAGTCTTTGACGGTGTTCCGACAAAAGTTATAGAACCTGCTGTGGAATCGCGTTTTGCTACACCAACAAATCTATAACCTGCTCCACCACCGGTTGCATCTGTTCTGCGGCCTGCGACAAGAATATCAAATGTAAACAACGAATTTACTGGCAGCACAAGTTGTGTTGATGATCCATCTAAGAATAATTCAACATTTGATGTATTATCTGTTGTGATTGTTCTTGCAACATATAGACCGTGTTGTGCATCACCGGCAGTTGCAAACGAGCCATTAGCGTATGCCTTTTGACCAAAAATGCGTGCATCTGTGCCATCACCTTCGGCAAAACTACCATCTGCTGTTGCTGCTGCGCCGCTGCCGATTGCTACTGCATTTGCACCAGTTGCACTAGGTGCTGTCGGTGTCGATGGATTTTCAGTGTAAAGTTGCAATGCTGTGCTTAGGTCATCAAGAACCAATGCGCGGAATCCTGGCTGACCTGCAGAACCATTCGGTGCTGCGAAAACTGTGTTAGCAGATTGCGAAGCAAGAGTGAATGTCAATGTTCCTGTTGTTGTAACTGGCGATCCAGAAATTGTGTAAATTGGAGTTGTGGAACCGTCTGACAACGCAACCGATGTAACTCCAGTATTTACAATTGTAAGAACTCCAGCACCAGGTGTTACAGAAATTCCTGTACCTGCCGAAATTGTCTTGTATTCGAGACCAGTTGCGCCGTTATTGACACTCAAGAACTGATCGGCTGTGCCGATTGTTGTTAGTCCTGTACCACCGTGACCAGTATTCAGTGTACCATCCAATGTTACTGCACCGCTTGTAGCCGAGTTAGGAGTAAATCCTGTTGTGCCTGCGCTGAATGTAGAAACAAGAACTGAAGTATCTGCCGACAGTGTGATCGAACCTGATGCGTTAGTTACGTTAACACCCGAGCCTGCTGTAATTGTTGTTGCAACTGGAGAATTTCCTGTAGAACCAACAAGAATCTGACCGTCTGTAAGAGCTGCTGTCGATGTCAACAAACCTGCTGTACCAACGTAAACTGCTGCATTAGGTGTTAGTGTCGAAACTGTCAAGCTATTTGCAATTACAACATCGGTTGGCAAACCAACTGTTACTGCGCCTGTTGCTGCAGAAACTGTAACTTCGTTTGTTGTACCAGAAAGCGATGTAACACCAGTGTTGTTAACTGTAATCGAACCAGCGCCATTTGTGATAGAAATACCAGTGGATGCACCTAGTGTAGCCAATGTGTAATCTGCACCGTTACCAATTAGCAATTGGCCATTCGATGGTGTCGACGAAGTGTTTGTACCACCGTTGGCAATTGCAACAGGAGTTTGCAACGAAATGATGTTGCCAGAAACAGTAATACCTGTGCCACCTGTATAAGCGCCTGTACCAGAGAACTGAGACCACTGAATTGGATCTGTACCAATTGTCACAACAGTGTCAATCTGTGTCCAGCCGGTGTTAGCTTGAGTTGTACCTTGTTCAACATAAACTGCTGCACCATTAACTTCGTTAATTGGTGTTGTAGAATCCATGTCTGTAGTACGTGTCCATGCACCTGCATGAGCATTATAGAGACCGTTTTCAGGTAGCGATGTCTGGTTCTTAACAAGAACACGATCACCATCAGCAACAGTAACACCGTCAATGTTTAGAAGGCCACCCGCTGCCAAATCGACGTTTGCTGTGGTTGCTACGATAACCGCTTGCTTCCAAGAAAGACCTGCTGCAACCGAGTCAACGTAATACTTCGATGTTGCTGCATCTGGAGCAGATGGAGTGTTTGGCAAACCAAGAACTTCGCCGCCGCCAACAAATGTTAGGTTAGCGCCAGAAGCCATTGTATCACCGCTGATGTTTACATATGTTCCATCAACAAGTGTTGTGATGTCCGAAGTTACGACTGGAGTGTTAGCTGTAACGCGACCGAAACCATCAAGAGTAAACTTAAGGAATGAACCTGCTGCACCTTGTGTTACTGCTGCAAGATCGATAGTAGGATTACCTGCTACACCACTACCGTCTGTTACATCGATATTACCAGCTATGCCAGTAATTGTTCTCGAGTTCCATGTATTTGTGCCTGTGGCAACCAAAATACCTGTTGTGCTAAATTGGCCAAGAGCTTCTAGGCCTGCATCAAGAGTAAATTGGAACGTACCTGCAGACGTAATTGGCGAGCCTGTAATTGTCAAGCTTGCAGAATTTGAGTTAGCAGCGACAGACGAAACTGTGCTAGACGATGTCGATAATGGGTTCCACGATGTACCATCATAGTATTCAAGCAATGTCGTATCGTTGTTGAAACGCAACATAGCTGCGGCCGGAAACGCTGGACGTTCAGCAGTATCGCCGTTAGAAAGAGTTACAGCACCTGTACCAAGAATTGTTAGTACACCTGCTTGTCCACCGAGTGGGGGAAGCACTGTAGGGTCGATAATCTGAATGCCATCGAAAATCGCGCCTGTATCAAAATTGAAATCCATGTTGTTTTGTCCTTAATTTGTAATTTCGACAGTATCAACCAAAGCGACCCATCGTATAATTTTCCCTGTCTCACCGGTTGCTAAAACTCGTAGCGATCCGTTGGCAGGGTCTGCGCTTATATTTATGTCCCAAGCTGGATTAGACTCCGCTAACACCGTTTTATTGACTCTTCCTTGAATAGAAGTTGTTGCGGCGCCAGAACCACGATAGATAACACCCTCTGCTGTATAACCAGCATGCCCATTGCCCAAATCTGTTCTGTGACCAGTTACAGTAATTCTGAATGTCCAAGTGGAGTCATCCGGGAGAACAAGACGTTGTCCTCCGGCAGTACCATTTATAAACAGTTCAGTTGGTGTTGCAGAAACAGTATTTGTTCTGAGCATATACCTGCCTGCCTGAGCATCACCATTGTTAGAAAATCTTCCGTTTGCCTGTACAACACCGCCGGGTGTTCTTGCAAGTGATTGCATACCAATTGCCAAAGAACCATTAGCACCAGACTGAGTTTCTGCTCCAGAACCAAGTGCAATCGAATCCAGCGCCGCTGCCACAGGTGCTGTAAATCCATTAACCTTTTCATTGTAAAGGTTAGGTTTAGTTGCAATGACATCCCAGCTTACACCGTTAAATCTGTAGATAGCATTACCATTTGTAACTGCCTGGTCAACATAAATTGCACCAAGAGTATCTGGGCCTGATGGTGCTCCGGTGCCTTCACGCATGCTAGGAGCACCGCCTGCATTGATAACCTGCAATTGGTTAGTTACGTTTCCAAGACCTGCCTGAGACGGAGTGATACCAATTGGTGTGTTAACTGCGTTGGTTAACTGCCCCTTTGTGTTTACCGTGAAAACACCTACAGTTGAATTAGAACCGTAAGTTCCTGCAATCACACCTGTTGGTGTAATTGTTGTTGTAATCGGTGACGCTCCGGAACCAGTAACATCTCCTACTAAAGTAATAGATGTAGAACTTGCGTTTTGCCACGAAAGTGTACCAGCACCGTTGGTGGTTAGTACCTGACCGTTTACGCCGGTTGTTGTAGGATATCTATTTACAGAAATTGTTACAGGGTTAGCACCGTTGGCAATTATGAAATTGTTAGTAAACAGATTTCCGCCCAAGGTAGGCAAAGTATCCCTAATCAATAATGTGTTCGACGTTAATAGTGTGCTGACTTTAATTGACATTAGAGATTCCCATTAAGCATATGTTGCGTTCAATGTATACCATTGTGTTGCAGAAATGCAGATGAACATAATCTTTGAACCTGCAGACAAGATAAACGGCGCACCTAGTGAAAGAGAATCAATACGTGCTGTGCCAACACTAGGATAAACATTCAAATCAGTAGCTGAAGCATTGATGACAATAGTTTCCGAACCAGCCAGTTCTGTTGGCAAAGAAACACCTTGTGTAGCCGAAACAGTAGACACCACGTTTATATCACGTGTCAACGGTGTTGCAGTTCCCAAACCGGATCCCGCAGCAACAATTCCTGTGCTGACCGACCTTAGTGTTCTGCCACCTATTGTGGAATTACCACTTACATTTAGCGATGTTAGAGTTCCAACGCTTGTTAGGCTTGAATTTGTAACTGATGCATTTAGTGTGGCGCCAGTCAATGTACCTGCTGCTGCTGTAACTGTGCCGGAACCACCTAACGAAATTGTCGTGCCGTTTACAGTCAACGAACTGTTTGTCAATGACGAGTTGGGAATGTTAGCAGTAGAAATTGTGACTGCACCTGTTGCAGCCGAAACAGTGATACCTGTGCCTGCGACATTAGATGTAACGCCGGTATTGGTAACAAAAACGTTACCAGTTGCACTTGTGTTTACGCTCAGACCAGTTCCAGATGTAAACGAAAGAACACCTGTGTTGCTAATTATGTTTGTAGCAATATTGATACCGGAACCAGCAGTATATGTGCCGGAACCAGCAAATTGGGTGAACACAATATTGTCCGTGCCAATAATTACATAGTCATAAGACGGCGAAACGTTGTATCCTGTACCTACTGTTGTCTGCACCCACTGCGTTCCAGCATTAGAGCCTTCCTGAACGTAGGTCATATCGCCTGCTTCTACTTCACTTGTTGGCGAACCATCGAAATCAGCAGCACGAGTTAAGATCCATGGAGTACCCACTGAACCCAATTGAGTTACTACGTAAATACCATTTTGTGTCTGGGCAGCCTGATTCTTAACAAGAATACGCGACGAAACTGCAAGTCCTGCATAACCACCTACAGTTCCTAGCGCGCCATTTGCAGTTGCGGTCAATGTTGCCCCAACGCCAGATGCTCCATTGTTGTATGTGCAAGAAGGCAGGGCGACCGAGGTTGCTGTTTCGCAAGATGCGTGAATGTTGACTCCGGCTGCAAGTCCATCGACATATTGTTTATTCGCTGCATCACTGCCGTTAACGGGATTTGGCAAACCAGTAATGGTGTTCACACCATTGTATGTCAATGTACCCAATGCAGTGATATCAGATGCAACTACGTTAGATGTGCCTGTAATTCTACCATATGAATCAATTGTAAATTTCTGGAATGAGCCGCCACCTAAGTTAGCAATAGTTGCAAGTGTGAAATTAAGTGTGCCACCTAAGTTAACAGAACCGGAACTCAAGCCGTTAATAGACAACCCCGAACCTGTTACAAAGTTCAGTGGAGAGGAATTGATAGTTACAGCACCTATACCTGTTGCAGGAGCACTTAAGAAAAGACCTGTACCTGCTGTGATAGATGTAACACCTGTCGGCGGTGTATACCACTGAACATCAGTACCGTTATACGAAAGGTAATTTCCTGTAACAGGGGCCGGCGAAATATTCTTTAGAATGTTATTCGCTGCTGCCTGTGCTGTTGCACCACCTGTACCACCATTGACCAGATTAAGAACGCCACCAAGGCTAATTGTACCCGAAGATGTAATCGGGCCACCAGAAGTTGTTAAACCTGTCGAGCCTCCGGAAACTCCAACGGAGGTAACTGTACCGCTTGTGCTAGATGTTCTAAACCATGTGCTGGGTCCTGTGCATAGATATGCAGCAGAAGTTCCAAGAACCCACTGGCCGGTTTTAGCAAATGGCCACGACAAGTTTAGTTGGGCTGTTGAGAGGTTATCGGAAGCACCAGTAGCTAAGATGAAAGGGATAAATTCCAGAATAGCCGGAGATGTGCAACCCAAAAATTGACCAGGGTCAACCGGGGCACCTGCAGGCCAAGCAGAATTGTTAAATACAATTGACCCGACTGGGCTAAGCCTTAAATTGGCCTGGGGAGCAATTGTTAAATCTTGCCCCAGATATGTTGTAATTGTACCAGCTGCCTCTGTGTTGTCTCCAACAATCAAATCAGTAGTAACATTCAACTGACCTTTGATATTGAAATTCAGTGAATCTGCAGGATCTGCAGACGAATAGAAAACATTACCGCCCTGTACCTTAACTTTGTAAGAACCACCGGCAGGATTTCCAGCACCCACAGTAATGTAATCTGCCTGTGCATATGGTGCAAAAGGCAAATTTGGAGTAAGGGTTACTGTATAAGAACCAGGTGTTGCGTAAACGTGAATTGGATTCTGCAATGTACTTGTATTGCCATCGCCAAAATCCCAAAACCACGAAGATGGTACAGGTGAACACAAATCTGAGAACTGAACAGATAGAGGGGCCGCGCCGCTAAGCGGGGTAGCTGAAAAATTAGTAATGTAGGCTAATGGCATGCTTTATCCTGTTTCATGTATTTATCAGATAAATTCGGAATCGTGATAGTCATAAAAAATGGCCCCGAAGGGCCATTATTTGTGTTAAACTAAACCTGTGGGTTCGATTTAGTAGAACTTCAATGTCGACGAATCTATTCCAACCTTCGACAAGTAGTCAGCCGCGTTACCGAAGCTGTTAGCTGTGTTGGTTAGTTCTAGGTATCCATAACGTGTCATGAACGAAACAACAGGCTCGAAAGTCTGTGGATCCATAACTGGACCAACGCTCATCAATGGAATGTATGGGCAGTAGTAAGCTGCTGCGTCAGTTTCTGTAGGACCCTTGTAGCCCAATAGAACTGGATCGCTGTCGCTAGCGTACTGGTTAACATAAACACGCATTGTGCTGTTCAAAGTACCGACAAACTTTGTGTTTGTTGGAGCTTCGAATGTACCTTCTGTTGTACGTGCGAACGAAGATGTTGTAGCAGACTGAAGAATTGTCAACGCTGTTGGCGAAACAACTGCCCAGTTAGCAGCACCACGACGTGTACGTGCAGCAATCAAGTTAGCTTGCTGGTTGATCATAACTGCAAGAGCAGCCATTTCATCACCAACGTATGTAGCTGTACCAGATACAGCAGCTTGGTTGAACACTGTTGGAGCGA